TATCAAGCCTCATTGGTGGCTGAGTTCGAGAGAATCACGATGGAAGAGGTTTACGATATTCCTACAATCCAATTCCTTAACGACCTTTCTTACCTCAAAGCGAAAAACGAATACGAAGCAGAGCAGTTAAAGAAAGCCAATGGCAAAGTCCGTTAAACAATTACAAGCAGAGAGCTTAGCTTACTTAGATAGTATCGGAGCAAGTCAGCAAGGATTCAGCGAATCTGTATCTATTGGTATTCAGAAACTCTTAGAAGATAGTGGAGTAAACTTCGTTCTAAAGGTTCAGGAGAATCTCGCTCAGTCTGGTTCTATCGATACAGGTGCATTAGGAGAAGAGTTAGTAGTTAATCCTGTTGAGATTACAGGAGATACGTTTACGCTTAGTATAGGATACCCTACTGAATCGCAAGCAGCTAAATACTACGACTTTGTCAATAAGGGAGTAAAGGGAACGAGAGGCGGGCCTAATAGTCAGTATGCTTTTAAGAAAGAAACAGTCGGCGGCCCGATGCAATTCGCTATAGCTAAGTGGCTTAGAAGAAACGCATCAGCAGGTAGAATGGAGGATCAAAAAAAGAATCTATCAGCAGTACAAAGAAAGCGGAAGCGTCTATCTAAGATGGTAGATCAAAACAAAAGATTAAAGTCTTTAGCTTATGCGGTATCAGTATCTATCAAACGAAAAGGAATTAAGAAAACAGGTTACCTCGATAAAGCGATAAAGTTTTCGTTTGGTAAAGAGTTCAACGATGCAGTAGCAAAAGTATTAGGCAGAGAAGTAGTAATAAATATCAGAAATGGCAATAACAGTAAATAATACTCCAGGTGCTTTCCAATCCTTTCACGAGGATATGTGGTTCGTAGTTACCTCGGATAACATAGCGCAAACGAGTTTCAAGTACATATTTGATGTGTACGTAAATTCGGTATTAGTAGCGAGGATTAAATCATTCCCTCAGCCTAATACTGACAAAGGTTTATTCAATGTCGCTCCGATTATTCGTAATTATTGGGAGAGTTACTTTCAGCCTGCTACATCGCAGACTGCGTTTAATTACAACGGCTCAGGGAATATGGTTTCTTTTACCATTCAGTTCGGTGAAGAATACGCAGGTACGACTTACACTAACCTAACCTCAAGTGCAGGAACAGGATATAACTACTATCCTAATATCTCAGAGGGTAAAGGTGCTTTCGATGGTACTTGGTTCGAGAATGGTTATGCAGGGGTTAACTTACTTACTAAGCGAGACCTAACGCAACTGCAAACCAATCAGAGCGGTAATAGGCTTTTTATTTCTTTGAATAACCCCACTTCTGGAGTTGTTTACGATTGGAAGCTAAACGTAACTCGCAGCAATGGGAACGATACAACAGGAGGAACATTCGTAGATGTATCAGGAATAGCGGTAATAGATATTTCTCCTGTCGCTATTAACAATTACTTAGGTGGTACATTTATATCTTCTGCTACGGATTCTTATGTAGTAGGATTTGAAGAGTTAGGAGCAGGAACGCAAGCAGAGGTAACCGTTACAAAAATTTGCCAGCCTCGACATACTCACATACCTCTACACTTTCTAAACTCTTTAGGTGGATACGATACGATGATATTCACTCTCGTTAATCGGGAGAGCAGGAATATAGAGCGTAAATCCTTCGAGCAAATAGATTGGCAGTATCGCTCTTCTGATATGTTCAGATGGAATCAGTACAATGTCTTTAACGGAGGTGCGGTTCAGTTCAATACTCAGCAGACAATCACCTACAAGCTAACAAGCGATTGGCTTACTCTAAAGGATTACACTTGGATTCGTGATCTTATAGCATCTCCTGAAGTGTATATGGAGAATAACGGTACATTCATTCCTATTAAGATTAGTACAAGCCAATGGACTCAAAAGAAGCAGTACGTTGATAAGGTTTATAACCTTGAGTTAGACATTGAATTCGGAAGTAAAGAATTTAGCCAATACCGATGAGAACTGAAATCTACATAGAGAATCAACAACTCGACCTGTATAGGGATATCTCCGCAGAGTTCACCTATAACATTGATGATGTTAAGGACTTCTCTTCTCGCAATACTAACTTCTCCAAAACAATCGTAATACCGGGAAATGCAACTAACAACAAATTATTCGGGCATATCTTCGAGTTCGGTAATAGTAACTTCTACAATCCTTCAGCCGATAACGTGGGTTACAACTTCAACGCATCCAAGTCTGCTGCTTGTGTTGTCTATGTAGATAAGATACAAATTTTCAAAGGTATTATCCGACTGCTTGAGATAATCATCGATAACGGAAGTATAGAATACGAGTGTGCAGTATTCGGTGAGTTAGGTGGATTAGTATCTGCTATTGCTAATAAGAAGATAGAGGATTTAGATTTCTCTGCTTATGACCACGTTTGGGATGTAACCAATATAACTAACTCTTGGGATCAAGCATCAGGTAGTACCGCATCGGGTATGGGTTACTTCTATCCCCTTATCGATTATGGTCAAGTTTCAGTAAGCAAAAAGGATTGGCAGTACAAGGCTTTCAGACCTGCTTTGTTCGTTCGTGAATACATTGATAAGATTATCACAGGTGCGGGATATACGTGGGAGAGTTCGTTCTTCAATAGCAATCTATTCAAGAGATTAGTAGTTCCTAACAATCAGAAGGACTTGAGCAAAGCGACTACTTTGCAGTTCAAGGCTTACGATAGTTTGATGAGTTACCTATTTGCTTCTCCTTCAGGTTCTACGAACATAGAATACATAGCTACTAAACTCGGTCAGTTTACTGTTCTCGGTAGTTTTGCTTTCCAATATACAGGGGCATCGCTAAGTGCTGAAGCTAAGATAGTCTGCTCAGGTGCGACTGTTGTAGGAACAGGTCAGACAGGAACGGTTAATATAGGTTGGTATAAGAACGGAGTCTTTCAGGCTCAGTCTTTTCTTGGTCAGAATCGAGGGAACTTCGATAAGACTATCACCTTCCCGATTACGTTAGCGACTAACGATACTATTCAATTCAGATTAATTTTCTCTGGGGTATCGAATAATATGCAGGTAGATTTCTTAACCAATGATTTAGAAATCAATACAAGCATAGCTACTTTAGTTCCTTACAATCTGAACGAAACTATCGAAATAAACGAGGTTACTCCGAGAGGTGTATTTCAAAAAGACTTCTTCTCTTCTATTGTGAAGATGTTTAACTTGTATGTAACGGAAAGCACAGATAGGGTAAAGCATTTAATCATTACGCCTTACATCGACTATTACGATTTTGATAACACGATTGATTGGACTCTGAAGGTTGATAGGTCTAAGCCGTTTAGGTTAAAGCCGATGAGCGAACTTAACGGAAGGTTCTTTGAATACAAGTACAGGCAAGATGTCGACTTCTATAATGAGAATTACTTTAAGAAATACAACGAAGGTTACGGAGATTACTTAGAAGATACAGGTTACGAGTTCGCTAATGAAAGACAAACCGCAGAGATAATCTTCGCAGCTACTCCTTTGATTATTCACGCAGGAGATGATAAAGTCCATTCTATTATTCTAAAGCGAAGCAATACTCAAAGTACAAGTAACCCTTCAGAGGATAAGATGGATAGCGTTATTCGTATCCTTCAGGTCAGAAAGATAACAGGAGTTGCTAATTGGAAGATTGAAGATGGTAATAGTAATTTATGGCAAGATGATTATTACGGATATGGGGGACACTTGAACGATCCTTACACTCCTACTGCGGATATAAACTTCGGTGCTCCTAAAGAGATTTACTTCACTCTCAGTAATGCTTATCCTTCAGCTAACGTATTTAATTCATATTGGAGTGATTATGTTGCTGAGATTTCCGATAAAGATTCTAAGCTACTTACCTGTAACGTGCGGTTAACGGATGTCGATATCTATAACCTTGACTTCTCTCGACCTATCTGGATAGATGGTTCACTATGGAGACTTAATAAGGTTATGGACTACAATCCAATGGTAGAGGATACTACGAAATGCGAATTTATTAAAGTAATAGAAACAACATACGCATAATGGCACAGGAAACAATAGGCATAAAAGTCGAGGTACAAGGTGGCGAATCGGTAGGCTCACTTAAAAAGCAATTAAAGGAAGCACAAAGAGAAGTAGAAACATTATCCGAAAAGTTCGGTGCTACTTCTGAGCAAGCCGTTAAAGCAGCAAGAAGAGCTGCTGAGTTGAAGGATGCAATAGGAGATGCAAAGGCTTTAACTGATGCGTATAATCCAGATGCTAAATTCAAAGCATTTGGTCAAGCTATTCAAGGTGTAGTAGGAGGATTTACTGCATTACAGGGTGCTTTAGGATTGGTAGGAGTAGAGTCTGAAGATGTACAAAAGACATTACTCAAAGTTCAGTCCGCACTTGCTTTATCTCAGGGGATTGACTCTGTATTAGAATCTGCCGATGCGTTTGCAAATCTTGGAAAGAAGATAGGTATAGTTAGCGGAATACAAAAACTATACGCAGTTACGACAGGACTTGTTTCTGGTGCGTTGCGTTTAGTAGGTATTAATGCAACTGTGGCTTCTGTTGGTGTACAAAGATTNAGTACCGCTTTGCTTGCGACAGGAATAGGAGCGGTTGTAATTGGTCTTGGATATTTAGCTACCTCTTTTCTAAGTGCTGCAGATGCAGCAGATACTGCAGCAGAAAAGACAAAGAAACTTAAAGAGCAATTAGAGGCTCTTGATGAAGCAAGAACATCAAGCCAAACTTATATTGATAGACAAACAAGAATAATAAAGAATGAAGAGAAGCTAAAGGATTTACAACTATCAGCAGGAAAGAATGAGAAAGAAATAGAAGCAACGAGAAAGCAAATCATTACTGATAAGTTAAATGATATTGCAGTAGAAATAGAGACTAAAAAAGGCTTATTATCTACCGATGAAAAACTGAGATTAGAGGCTGAGAAGTTTAGACTGCAAAGAGAGTTAGCTCGTGTTGATTTAGAAAAGACTGCAAAGACTGAACAAGAGTTAGAAGATAAAAAAAAGAAGGCTTCTGAAAAAGCAAAAGCAGAAGCTGAAAAAGATAAAGAGAAAAGAAAAAAAGATAACGAAGAAAGAATACAAGCTGAAAAAGATGCTGCTCAAAAGATACTTGATTTACAAGATGAAATCTTTTTGCAGAGTATTGAAGATGAAACTCAGAGAGCAGTAGTAAAACTTAGCCAAGATAAGGAGAGGCAGATTAATGAAATTAATTTAACTAAGGCTACTGCTGAACAAAAACAGCAACAGATAAAGTTAATAGAAGATAAATTTAAGCAAGAAAAGGATGCAATAGAAAAAGAGGATGCAGAGAAAAGAAAAGAGAAAGAACAGAAAGATGCAGAAGAGTTAACTCAAAAAAGAAATGAATCTCTCGCAAAAGAAAGAGAGTTTTTAGAAGCTCAAAAGAAAGAAAGAGAGGAATTTCAAAGAGCAGAATTAGAAGCAACAATAGAACTGCAAGAAAGAAAGTTTCAAGCCGTTAATGCAGGTTTAGATTTGTTAGGTTCATTAGCAGGAAAGAATGAAGCAATAGGTAATGTAATCTACACAATTCAAAAGGCTATTGAGATTGGTAGAATCGTAACTTCAACAACAAGTGCTATCGCTCAAGTAAAAGCACAAACTGCTGCTATTCCTGCTATCTTACCTCCTGGTATTCCTAACAAAGCATTTTTCGCTGCACTTGCGATTGGTACAAAAAAGATAGCAGGATTAAAAATAGGTGCTGCTGCAAACATAGCTACTATTGTAGGTTCTTCTATTGCTAAATTCAAAGGAGGTGCAGGAGGTTCAAGCATAGGTGGTACTGACCAAACTGCTTCAGTTGGTAGCGTTGGTAGTGTTGGTGCTCCTGTAAGTCCTCAGTTACCACAGGCTCAGTTAACTCAGTTAGATCAAGGCTCTATCAATAGACTTGGTTCTGCTACTAATCGCTCTTATGTATTGGAATCAGATGTTACAAATTCTCAAGAACGAATCACTCGTATTAACAGAGCAGCAAGATTAAACTAAAATCTATTTAAGTATATGGAAAAGGAATTACCAATTTACAGACTCGATATAAACGAAGATGAAGAATCCAACGTAGAGGTGGACTTCGTTGCTTTAGTAGATAGACCTGCGATAGAGCGGTCATTCTTGGCTTTCGCTGACTCTTATAGCGATTACCCTGAGTCGGTTAAGAACAACGCAAAGTCGGCTCTTAAATGGGCAGAAGAAAACGGATGGGGTTCGTGTGGTACTCCTGTCGGTAAACTCCGAGCCAATCAGTTAGCGAACGGAGAGGCTATCTCTTTAGAGACTATTAAGCGGATGTATTCTTTCCTAAGTAGGCACGAAGAGAATGCTGATAAGTCTAAAGGTTACGGAGATGGATGCGGTCAGTTGATGTACGATGCGTGGGGTGGTAAATCTGCTTTAAGTTGGGCTGAGTCTAAGATTCGCCAATCGGAGAAGATGTCTTTCGAGATTCAGGATGAAGAGGAAAGAATTATCTCTGGTCCCCTGATGTTAGCGGATACTCCTATCTATCGATACGATTCAAGTGGCGAATACTACGTTGTATTTACCGCAGATACTATTAAGAAAATAGCTCAGAAGTATTTCAAGAAGGGTTATCAATCGAATGTAAATCTGATGCACGATAACGGAATGACAGTCGATGGTGTTACAATGTTCGAAAGTTGGATAGTCGATGAGAAGCGAGGGATCAAACCGATGAAAGGTTTTGAAGATGTAAAGGATGGCTCTTGGTTCGGTTCGTTCAAAGTCGAGAATGAGGATGTATGGGAACTCGTTAAAGAAGGTAAACTAAAAGGATTCTCGGTCGAGGGAGTCTTTAACTATTCGAAGAGCGGAATAAGTAATCCACAGAAAATGATGCAGGATATTATAGACATCTTACATCAAGTATCTTAGCGGTCTCATAGCGTTTAGTTTTTGGTTAAATCGGGGGGCGTTTCTACGCTCCCCTTTTCTATGTGGTAACATTCAACTCCCTCACCTATTTATGATTAAATTATTTTATGACCCCTTTAGAAGCACTCTTGCAAATCAAGCAGATGTTCGCTGAAGTTCCTCAGCCTGTCCAAGCACAGGAGATTGAGGTATCAATCGAGCCTGCTGCTCCTGAGTACAAAGAATATGTACTTAAGAACGGAGCGAAGGTCAAGGTCGATAAGCTCGAAGTCGGTGGTAAGGTTATGCTCGTAGATGATGCAGGTCAAGAAAGTCCTGCTCCTGCTGGCGAACACGAACTCGCTGATGGAATGGTTATCGTACTTGATGAAAGTTCTGTGATTACTGAAATCAAACAACCTGAAGAAGCACCTGTAGAAGAGGTAGTAGATGAGGAGTTGAGTAAGAAAATCGCAGAGATGGAAGCTCAAATCGAGGATATGAAGAAGGGCAAAAAAGAACAAGAAGTTAAGATGGCAGAAGCAGAAGCAAAGTTTTCGGCTGCTATCAAAGAACTTACTGATGTTGTTTTGCAATTGATTCAGACTCCTTCTGCCGATGCTACCGAGAAACCTAAGCAAACATTCAACAAAGTAACTGTGAGCAAAGATGCTCGTATTAATAACTTTTTGAGTAAATACGCAAAATAAAAATCTAAAATCTAAAATTTACAACAATGGCATTTGATGTAACCGCACTAACCAACTATACCAAAGAGAATGAAGCACTCTTGGTTACGAGTTCTGTACTCGGTGCAAAAACCGCTTCTTTGATTAAGGCTCAAGGTAACGTAATGGTAGGAGTTAAATCCTCTGAGAAAATCAACATTATGGATACCGATGCTATCTTCCAAGCAGGTGGCTCTTGCGGATTCAACGCATCTGGTACTACTACTTTCACTCAGCGTACTGTGACTGTTGGTAAGATCAAAGTAAACGAGTCTCTGTGTCCTAAATCTCTTGAGAGCAAGTATCTGCAAAAGGCTCTTCCAGAAGGAAGCCGTTACGATACTATCGCTTTCGCTGCTGAGTACAACGACAAGAAAGCTGCTCGTATCGCTGCTCAGTTGGAAACTGCGCTGTGGACTGGCGATATTTTGAGTGCCAATGTTAATCTCAACAAATTTGATGGTCTTGTTAAGCTCATAGGTACATCTGCTGTTGAAGCTAACAACGCAACTTACTACGGAACTCCTGCTACTTCTATCACTTCTGCTAACGTAGTAGCGATTGTAGATGCTCTGTATCGTGCTATCCCTGCTCAGGTTGTAGCTAAAGATGATATGACTATCTTTATGTCTCAGGATGTATTCCGTACTTATACCATCGCTCTGAAGAACGCTAATATGTTCAACTATAGCTTCGATGGTAAAGCTGATAGCGAGTTCGTTCTGCCAGGTACTTCTATCAAAGTAGTAGCTACTCCAGGTCTGAATGGCGTAAGCAAGCTGTATGCTATGCGTTTGAGTAATGCTTTCCTCGGTACAGACCTTCTGAACGAAGAAGAGCGTTACGAGTTGTTCTACGCTAAAGAAGCAGATGAAGTGCGTTTTGTAGCTGAGTTCAAACTCGGTGTAAACGTAGCCTTCTTGGATGAGGTTGCTTCTTTCATCATCTAATAAATCGGGGGAGGGTAACACCTCCCCCACTTTTTAACTTAATAAATTTAATAATATGCCTTGTGCTTTAACTCAGGGATACACTCTTGATTGTAAGGATAGTTTGGGTGGTATCAAAGCGGTTTGGATGATTGAGTCAGGTAACGTGACTGCAATTACCGAAGCTTCTGGTATCGTTTCTGCTATCACAAAATCAGCAGGTAAGGTATTCCGTAAATATGAGTTAGTTAAGAACACAGGTGCTTTGACTGAGACTATTACTGCTTCTGTAGAAAACGGAACAGTATTCTACGCTCAGGAACTCAGCATTGTTCTTAATAAACTCCAAGCGAATACTCGTAACGAGATTCTGCTTCTCGCTCAGAACACTTTGTTGGTTGTTGTTCAAGATGCTAACGACAAGTATTGGCTCTTGGGTCGCACACAGGGTTGTGATGTTACAGGCGGTACTGCTGCAACTGGTACTGCTCAGGGAGATCGTAGTGGTTACACTTTGACTATCACAGGTGCTGAGAAACAACTCGCTCCTGAGGTTGCAAGTGGTATCATTGCAGGTCTGACTACTTAATGCTTTCGTGGCTCGTTATAGGTAGGTAGATTAACCGTCTCTTCGGAGGCGGTTTTTCTTTTTGGGAAAAAATCAGAATTTATCTATTTAGTAGTATGATTCACTTTACTAAGAACTCTACTTCTACGATTATACTGACTCTGACAGAGAAGCAGACTCTTACTACTCCGAACTATTTGTTTTGGTTTAAGAGTCGTGGAACGAATCAGATAGTCTCTTTTGTGGTCCTAAACGCAGGGGATTTGAGTCCGCATAAGGAAAGATATAACGAGTTCGATATAGTTGTGAATACTCACTTCGAGGATTCTCCAGAAGGGGATTGGGAATATAAGATTTACGAGCAGACATCTACTACTAATACTAATCCCGATTTAGCGACAGGAATTGTAGAGGATGGAATTATGCGTTTGAATAACTTGAGTAACCTATTGAATGTTAACGTGTACAATAACGTATTCTTAAATAACTAAGATGAATCCTGAAGCATTGATAATTAGCGATGAGAATTTCGATGGGTTCATTAAGCATAACCCTGATAATGGCTTTGTAGTTCGTGCTACTCAGCCTTCTGGGTTTACTATCTTGAATACGAATAG